GAGCATAATCTCGACGTTCGCCCACACGCTGAACGCCGCGTACAGCAACCCGAGCGCGGCAAAGAGAACCCGCGGCCAAAGCCACAATGGCGAGCGTGACAGGCATGTAGAGAGGAAATGCAAACAGTCCCTCGACCAGAAAGACGACGATCACCAACCGCTCGGCGATCGCGCCGCGCCACAGACAGTAGCCGAAGAACGTAGCGAGCAACAGCACACCAGGAAGCCCGAGCTCGTAGGCGACCTGAAGGAAATCGTTGTGCGCGTACTCGAAGAAAGGATGATCGAAACGGAACGAGCCAAGCCCGTTCCCCCACAGGCTCAGCCCGTCCCACGCCCGACCCCAGATCTCAAGACGCTCCGACAAGGTGGCAACTTTGAGGGTGAGGAAATGTGCCGAGATACCAATAGCTACGACTGCAACTAACGCGGCCGCAAATTTTGCCCGACGCCACAGGACGAGCCAGCCGGCCGAGACCAGCGCCAAGATCGCCCCGCGCGAGAGTGGGAGGGTCAAGAGAGGAACGCTGGCGCCGATCGCCAAGCTTGATCGACAAAGTGTCGGTCGAGCCCCCACAACCAACCCAACGATCGCCAGCGCCGCCACCTCCGCGGACAAGTTCTTGTTGAAAAACAATCCACTGTAGAAGGTCGACGCCTCCCACTCGACAACCTGAAGCACTTGAAGAACCGTCGTCAAGCTGTTGATACACAACGCTAATCCTGCCGCGACGTAAACCGGGTGCATTGCGCTCGGAGCGAGCAGAAACAACCCTCCAAACAACAAAAAGTGCCAGTAAATATCAGCGCCGAGCAGCAGGTCGGGCGTCCACCAGAACGAAGCGAGACCCCAAAGCAGGAAGCCCCCGAGACAAAAATGTCCTGGGGTCCAACTAACCCGTTGAATTGTAAACAAAAGAACAGGAACTGCGACGGACAGCAACACCCAACGCGGAGCGTGCGCGCCGTCCGGCCACCAGGGCACGAAAGCGAGGACCAAGCAAAAGACCAGGAGAGGCACTAGACGGCCGTAAGGTCTTTGTTTTCCACGTAAATTGACACGCCGAAGGGCGCCTCCACCCGGCAACCCTTGTCGTCGACCACAAGCACACGACCCTCGAAGGCCAGCGTGTTGCCCACGCCGTCCTTAGAGTTGACCCGCACCGTGTCACCGACCTTGAAGACGTTCACTGCAACCTCTGTGGCCGCGGCACGCGGCTAGGATCCTGAAGCTGGTCTTGATGAATTAACCCCGGCGGTCCCTGCACCCGCGGCTGGCCGGGCTGCGCACCCTCGCGCGGCGTCCCCGCCACGCCAGGGCCGGCGCCCCCAGGCACCCCAGGAGCGCCCTGCTGCGCTTGTACTTGCGCCTGCACCGCAGCCATCTGCTTGCGCTGGCCCTGCTGGACATGCTTGAAAATGTGGGTCTGGATTTTCTTGGTGTTCTTCCCGCCGCCCGGCTGCGCGCCGAGCTGCTGAAGCAGCATCATGTGCGCCTGCATGTGGGCCTGGTCGTCGTCCATCTCGTGCGTCGGGACGTCAAACCCCTCGGCAAGCAACTGGTTCTCCTGCTCGACGGGCACCGGCATCTGGTCCTCGGGCTTGACGAAGATCATCGGCGCCAGCCGCGGACCAAATGTGTTCTCGACCAGCTGAGTGACCACCGGCACGAGGTTGACCTGATAGCCGTTCAACTGCTGTGGCGGTATGCCGCGGATGACGTTCATGCCGGCAATCTGCTGCTGAATCTGCTGCGCCGAGCGCGCTTGCTCGACCCCGAACCAACGAAACACGTAGCGGTGCTCCATCTGGATCGGCGGCACTTCTTCGAGCCCGGCCTGCACGCCCATCTGCCCGAACTGCTTGACGGTGAGCATCTTGTCGCGGTGCTGGTGGTCGAGCTCCAAGAACAGTGCCAGCATAGGAGTGAGGATGCCTTCCTCGATCACCGTCACGGCGTCGGCAGTGGTGAGAATGTCGACCTGCTGTTCCTGCGCTACCTCGGCCTGCGTCGGCTTCTCGCCACCAAGCCGGCCACGGATGCCGGTCGTGATCGCCGCCGGCGATACACTGAGCGTCTGACTGATCTGTTGCACGCAATTGGCGACGATCTCCAACCCGTCCTTCCACAGCGCCGGAAACTGAGCGAACTCCGTCGACTTGGGATCGGTCTCCCACACCGCAGCGAGACTGAGTACCATGCTCCCCACGCGCGGATTGTTGTTGGGGTCGGTCATCACGATCGGCATCAACGCATATGCAGCGCTGTCCATCGCCTCGTTAACCGCGTCGTTAGCCTGATACTGCAAGTCCGCGCAGGGTTTGATTTTGCTGATGCCTTTGAAAGACTCTGACACCTTCTCGACCGGCACCGAGAGCAACGGCACCTTGTCCGACCAGTTCGGATTGCGCCGGCAGCCGAGCATCCGTTGCTCGCCGCCGAAGAACATCTGGCACAGGCGCCGCTCGCCCTTGGCGATCTTGATGCACGCCCACGTCTCATAGACTTGAGCATACGCACCAACGCCATAACCCTTCACGCCAGCGGCATCCACCATCTTGCGCGCCGGGTTCTTGTCCTCGGTGCGCGCTTCGGTCTGAAGTTCTTTGAGAAGGGCAGCGCCCTCGTCCTCGCGGATGGCGCCTTCCTTGACCATCTGGCGAATTTTTGCCTTGCCCCAGCGCCGGATGATGGTCGCCGACCCGCCCTCATAGACCGCCTCGTCCACGGTGTCAGCCGTCGCCGGCAGCACCAGCACATCGGCGTCATGCAACACCTCGACCTCAGGGTAAGCGTCCTCAATCTCCTCCTCGTCCATGGTCTCGACTTCGTCAGCCGCCGGATTAGGCACACCTTCGGCAAGCTCGGGCACCTCCATGGTGCGCCAGGTCACGTTGCGCTTGCGCGAGCACCAGCTGATATAGATGTTGTACTGCCCCTCGATGTCGCCGTTCTTCACCAGCGCGGGCATCACCTTGGTGCGCAACTTGGCCTTGCGAACGTAGTGTTCGAGCAACGCGGTCAGCGAGTCAGGCTGCGTGCCATCGGAGGACGTAGTCTCGACGTAGCGCCCCGACTGCGGAAAAATCTGGTTGGTGAAACGGGTCTTGCGCGCGTTGACAGCGTTGTGGACCGCAGGAACAAAGATTTGAGAGGTGCCATTATAGAACTGCTTGCCGGTGAGCTTGGTATTGTAGATGTCCCAGTAGTCGAGCAGGTCGTCCGAGCGCGAAGCCTGATCCTCGTAACCCTTCTCGACTTCCTTGAAAATGTCGAGCATCTGCTTCTTGACGCCGGCCTTGCGCGACAAGTCGTCCTTGCGCGCCTTAGTGCTCGGCGCCTCAAGGTCGTTGTCCTCGCCTTCCTGGTCGTCAACGGTGTAATCAGCCACGACGATCCTCTACGTGTTCAACCTTCCAACCCTTCGCCCTAAATTGACTAATCACATAGTTTGCTCGTGCGCTGTACCGACACCACTTTGAAAGAATTGGCGCGCAGCCGGTGATCTCGTCGTTGTACTCAGTAAATCCGGCGACAAAATTAGGCGCAGTCACCTGCCACAACCTGTCGTGGGCCATCGTGGCACCACCAATTTCTTTCCGCAGTGGGCTAGCCAATTTTCCTCTCCTGCACCGTCGACTGCCTGTTGCCTAATGACGAGATGTACCTGCGCCCGTCTGGTGTCGTCGCGTAGTGGACAGGCTCGTCATCGCGGATGCTACTCGATTTGAGCAAAGCCGCAAAGGACTCGATGCCTTCCATCAGAGTACGATATGGCCCTTCGACTGCGAACTCGGACAGAACGCCGTGCTTGGTCACCTCCTGTGCATACCCTCCGGCGAAAGCGTTCAAAACCCATCTGGCCTGTGTCGACACCCGCAGCGCGGGGAAGCCGCGCGTCAGCCGTCGAGTGAGCAGTCGTATTTCCTCTCGCCCGATATGCGGCGCCTGGCCCTGACCGACATCGACGGGAATTTTGCGCGCAGCCGCTCGAAGTCCGACAGTGTCATGCTGACTAAAATGTTGCGGTCCTGCGAAGACACGAACCTTGTGACCACTGGCGGCTGCTCCAGCTGCCTTGCATATTCCTCCAAGCCCTTGTCCAGGATCGCCTTCTCTGACCCAGTCGTCGATGACATGCAGCCCTCCGTCGATCACCTGAACCAGCGCGGCCGTGGTGCAAAGCGTGGTCGCGTTCACTACCAGATAGACGGATTGTCTTTGAACAAGTCCCAGGTCTTCGGTGATGTTCTGCACCGTGAAGCCGTCGTAGATCGGCTGCCCAGGGCGCAGGCGTAGAGCATAAGCAAGAGCGTTGGGAACGTCGATGCGCCCGGTCGGGAAGCCAAGAAACTGAGCCACTGCCTCGGGACAATCTTTGGCAAAGGTCACCTCTTTTGCTTTGAAGAATGGCTGAAGGCCACGGATGAAGTCGAGCTTGCCCTTGGGCGCCTTGAGCGGCCGGATGGGGATGGCGTAGGCGCGGCGAAGTTGCTCTTGTCGAAGAGGTTGCAGAATAAACTCATGTAAACCGTCTTCTTCCACGCCAATAACGATCGGACGGTACAGGTCGTCAACTCTGAACATATCCGCAATGATTTCATCCGGCTTCCACATGCCCACGTAGGCATCCCACACGATCAGCCGGTTGTTCAGCCACGACCAGATAGCAATGCCCGTACTGGCAGAAGTGGACTTCACAGTGCGTGCCGGGTCGTACATCGCATAGACGGCCTGCCACGTACGCACCATCGGCTCGACCCGCATCAGGTCGACCGTGAACGGCTTCTGGCTCATGTCCTCGGCTTTGCATAGATATTCCTGGGCAAAATTGTTGTGCAAACCAAGACGCGCGTACTCTGCCTCTTTTGCCGTTATCCAAGCAAGCGAGAACCGATCAGGCCATGTTGCCTGAAGCTCTCCGGTTTCAGCATTTATGCTGCGGATCGGATAGGTTCGGCTCTCCCAATCCTTCTCGCCTTCGGGCGTGACAACTGCTTCAAGCTGCTCGATCACTGCCTGCGGTGAAAGCGGAGTGCCGTTAATACGGACAAGCGCGTTGGGATCGAGCGCCGGCATCACCACCGACATAAGCCAGCGCATACACTTCTCGATCGCCTCGGGCGTCGCTACCGACTCCTCGTTCTCGATGTCGTCGCCGAACGCAAGGTCGGGACGCCAGTCCAAATGCTTCGAGCCACGCAACGACTGACCACGCCCAAAAGCTTGAATGGCCACGCCGTTCGCGAGCACAATCCGACCTTCCGACCATGTGTCTCCGACGAGATTTCCGAACAGGTCTTCGAGGTAGGCGTTCGTATCAAATTCGTTTTTGATTGCGCGCAGGCGCTCTACCGCGCGCTCGTACGTCTCTCCCAGCACGATGCAATTCTTGAACTGCCGCAGGCACGCCCGGATGATGATCGCCTCCTCGGCGCGCGTGCTCTTGGCAGCGCCGCGGAAGGCTTTTATGAGCACCTTTGGTGCGTCACTATGCCACAGGTCGATGATCTCGTTGTGAAAATCGGGGGTGGTGTTGGGATGGCGATGACCAAAGAGAACGGCGTGCGCGAGCCGCGGGTTGCGGCCGAGCTTCACGATCAGCTCGCTGCGGGGGTCGAGAGGGGCGTCGGTCATGCCGCGAGCGTAGACGAACTACGTCTCGTCGTACACGCCCTTAACGGCGCTGTTGAAATACTGGCCAGGGGAGGAAGCGGAAGTGAGGCCGTCAGCGATCTGCTGAGGAACGTCGGCGTAGCGGTAAGTCCGGCCCGAGCGAAACAAGATGATCAGGATCTGGCGTTCCGCGTCATAGTCGCAGCCGGCCAGGTTGGAACTGGAGAGGGGGGTCATCAGCTTCGCTGTTTCAGCGTTTGAAGGGAACGACGTCCGCGGCGAACTGGTCGGAGGTGTTGACCACTGCGAGGCGCTGTTTCTTGGCCTTGCGGATTTTGGTCTTCCCGGTGCGCAGAGGTGCCTTGTCGCACCAAACAACAGTCTTGCCCGCCTGATTGTCGATGTGGAGATTTCCCCACCCTGGTGCGCAGGTGATCGTGTTGCGAGGGGCGGCCACGGAAGGGGTGGTGACGAGCACGAGGAGTGCGGCAGCCAGCAAGAGGGCTTTCTTCATTTCAAATCCTCGGTTTGAAGGGGCGCCATCGCGTGCTTGGTGTGCGCGGCGTTTAGGGCGGCTTGGGAAAACCGCAGGGCATCTTCGGATCGCTCGGCGTCCGTGGCCTTCTTCAGCAATGCATTGATGGTGTTTTGCAGGTCGTCCATCGGGTTTTACCTCCGGATGTGGGTTGCGTGTGGAGCGTGAGGTATTGCGTGTGAGGTGTCAAGGGCTTTGGGGGTAGCTTATTATGCGGAGGAAAATCCTATTTTATGCTGCTGTCTGCGAATGAAGTCATAAAAATTAAAATCTCCCGCCCCCCGGCAAAGCAAATCCCGAGTTGTTCGAGGCACAAAGCAAATAAGATCAATGGCTTAGCGCCAGCGGCTCGCCTGGTACACGAAGCTCGCGGCCTATTGTACAGCAAGTTACATGTGAGTAGAACGGAATTGCTCAATGATTTCAACGCTGCGTATGTATTTTGTTGGCCTGCATATTTATTCTGCATGGACCAGGTAGGAGAAAAAAGAACATTCCGTGTTTGTTCTCTTAATTCGATACATTCAAAAAACGCTGTAACCTATTGATGTTGTTCACTGTCCAGGGTAGTAGTAGTTAAGTAGTTACTATATTTGATGATTTTTCTTCCTGGGCCAACTCGCGTACATTTATGCTCATATTGAGCATAACTATTTTCATAGGTCAGAATGCAAAAACAAATAAAAAAATTTAGGCTACTAGTGTAGCCTTTGAAACCATTACACAATCCGCTTTTTCTGTCTAAACTTGTGACATTCCTACCACACACAAAATGTACCCACATGAGCCCCATAAGTAGACCTTGACACCACGCCCACACGCGCATTATATACATTGCCGAATTCACGCTAGGCAAAAGGCCCCAAAACGACGCCAGCTCGCTTCGGTCTTCGCGACGGACCATCGGCTGCCGACTTAAAGGACGCGCGCCGCGTGCTTAAACTAACGCAAGAGCAAAAGGCCGACTATTTCAGCGTTTCCGTGAAAACATACCGCAAATGGGAAAGTGGTAATAGTGTACACGGTACGCCGCACCGGATCGCCAGCGCGCTCTTAACCCTCCTACTGCGAGGCAGACCATGACACGCAAACGCAAAATGTCAGAACGCGAGTTTCGGCGTATCTGTAGCCGGAATGGCGGGTACTGGGATGGCGTCGCCGATCGTAAAGCGCAGCGAATCGCCAAGTGGTGCCGCGGCGCCCACAAAAACTATGGCCATTTTGATCCTGATTACGCCGAAGGCTACAGCATCGGCGTCTTCGGGGGAGACCCGCCGCCCTACGCAATGGGAGAATACCGATGACCACGAATCACTCCGCCGCCGCCGGCGGCTTCAACCTTCCCGCCGCGCGCCAAGCCCACAACTTGACGCAAGCCCGCCTGGCCACCTTGCTAGGTGTCACGGTTACCACCGTGTCACGCTGGGAACGCGCCGGCGCTTCCCCTGCCTGGCTGGCCACATGGTTCCAAGGCTATGCGAGCTCTACCGTGCCACTGGCCAACCTGGACCGCACCACACTGCCAACCATTTAGAAAGGAACTGCCACCATGCTCTACGCAAAACACGAATCGAATCGCCTTGGATCAGACTGGACGTGTATCTGCAAGGACCTAAAAACCGTGCGCGGTGTGCAAAATCGAATTGTGCGCGGCAAGTGGCCAGCCGGTAAATGGCGCGTCTATTCGGTGCACCCTGACAACTGGTATCGCGCCACTGGCCACTTTCTAGTCGGCAAAGTTACCAAAAACTAAACCGCGCACCCTCGCGCACAACCGACGGAAGGAATGAGCTATGTACGAACCAAAGCACCTAAAACGCTGGACCATGCCGCAACACTATTTCGGCGCCAGCTGGCCGAATCACTACAGCGCAGGCGTCGGACAATCGCGCGACTCGGATTGTCTCGAAGCCTCTAACTTTGTGACCATGCTTCGCTTGCTAGGTGGCGAGTCGGACGTCGTCACAGTAGTGCGCGAGTCGCACTGGTTAGTCGGCTGGGTCGAATGGATTGCCATTGAAGCGGATGGCACCCCCGAGGCCGACAAGGCTTTGCAGATTGCCGACGAAGCAAAAGGGCGCCTCGAAGACTATCCGGTTTTAGACGAGTCGGACTGGTCGGAACGTGAACAGGAGGCCGCTAACGAGGTATGGACAAATTGCTACGACGATAAGCAGCGGCTCGACTATATCCGCCGCAATCGCTCTCAATTTGAGTTCCACGACTATGGCGACCTAATCGGGTGCGTTCGTGGTCGCTACTTTGCCGGCTATGCGAGCGAGCTCCTAAACTAAAATCTTCCTGCCCCGTGGTGCAAATGCCACGGGTTTTTGTTGACGCCACTAACACCTATGCTACCATCACGACACTTTAACCGTTAAGGAATAGCCTATGTTTCGCCAGATCATCGAAGACGCCGCGGCCTTGCTTGCGCTTGGCCTGTTTGTGTCCATGATCGCGGTATGGGCCGCGATTCTTCACTAAAGGAAACAGGCTATGCACGGCGGACCATCGCTTAAAGGCGACCCAAAGACACACCCTTGCGGATTTTGCGATTCGGAAAGCGCCTGCATAGAGGACACCGCAAAGCGGCGCTTGTACGAATGCAAAGCGTGCGGCGCTATCGAACACATCAGCAAAGGCGCGTCGTGGTGGTATTTTGGTTGGGAACACCCCGATGGCCGACGCTTGCGCTCTCCCACCACAGCGGAAATGAACGGGGGGAAATACGGCTGGCAAGCGGACGATCCGCGGCCGGCGAGCCTGTCTTTTTCCCGGCTCAACTAACCAGCCCCACAGGGCGGGCCTCGTGCATACCGCGCGGGGCTTTACGGTAGGAATGAAGCTATGCGAGCATCACAAAGTTGCATCGGGCCGTTGACTGCGGCCGGAATATCTTACGACGACGCTTGCCAACTCAGGCGAATCAGCATGACACTGCACCGCTGGCACGAACTCGAATGTGGCACGGACGGCGGCTGCATCGAGCGCGAAGAATCGGACCCTGATGGTGGTCGACCATTCTGGCGCTACAGCTCAGGCGCGCGCGGCTCCTATATACCTGATCGAGAACTTGGAGCGCGTAAGCGCCTTGGCAAGATCATGGCGCGCTATCCGGGCTTCACGGCCTATGTGCAAGGCGACCCGCGCGGCGCTTCGCTCTACATCTTGCGGCCCGGTGACGTGCCTGAAGGCGCAGACGTGTCCAGCTACTACAATCGCGGCATCGCGGTTTACAAGTGATCCGCCCCCTACTCCTAACCCTCGCAACGGGCGCTGTGCTCTATCTCACAGCGCCCAACCCCTTGCGGGTGATCGACGGCGACACCGCAGCGATCGGACCTGACCGCTACCGCTTGGCCACCACCGACGCACCCGAGCTCTTTCATCCTCGCTGCGCTCGCGAGCTGGAGCTTGCTTCAAAAGCCAAGACGCGGTTGATTGAGCTGACGCAAGGCGACTACTCGCTAACCCATGTCCCTTGTACCATCCGCCCCGCCGGCGAGCGCAACAGAGACAGATATGGGCGCACTTGCGTGATCTTAAAAATTCCTCCTGACTGGACGGACGTGGGCGACACGCTCATTGCCGAAGGGTTGGCGGTCAGATTTGAAAAAGGCAAAAAAACTGATTGGTGCAAAAAATGAGCAAAGACAAACGCTCACGTTATCGAATCGACAAGCCATCTCACCGGCTGATGCACGACGGGAAGTGCTATGCCGTCATCAAATGTGGGGGATGGTCGCCGGCAATCCGCATTGAAGCTACTGGTGAGACAGAACGCTCTGCATCTGCTTTGATGGACTGTGATTTGCTCATGGGGCGCTGGCAGAATGCTGTGCTGTATATGTTTGGCGGTGAAATCTTAGACAGTATTCCGTCCCAAGCCGTCATGGAGAAAATAGAATGACTCACATTGACCACGAAGCGGCAAGCGAAGCGGTCCAAAAAGGCATGGCGGAGTGGGACAGGGTCAAGCGGCTCAGTCTTGAAGCGATCGACCGCGCCAACGCAGCCGAGAAGCGAGCTACAACGGCCGAGGCACGCGCGGAGATCCTTGGCACGCAGAACAAAACATTAGCCGAAGAAAACATCCGGCTGCGCTCTCAGGTGGAGGACGCCAAGGTGGGCTTGGCCGCGGCGATGGCTGCGCTGCTGGCGGCGCGCGACAATGTGAACACGGGCGACTACCGTGCAGCCGGTTCGCTCAAGCTCGACGCGGCCGACAAAGCCGGGCTTCAGGGCGTAGCCCAGGAGCTCGACGGTCACAAACCCATTCCCAAATTCTTGCAAGGCAACCAGGGGCAATCAAAATGAGAGCCTACTTTTCTATGCCGAGTCGTGAGTTCATCGCTCAGCTGCGCGACGTGGCTATTGCCACCAAGGCATCGCCATTATTCATCGGCCAGATTGACCAGCTGGGCGAAGTCGAGGGGCTGAAAGCTGAGCTTGAAAAAGTTGGCGAAGAACTGACCGCGATGGAAGAATCGCGCGACCACTGGCGCGAGGAAGCGCGAGTGTTTGAGGAACGTAATCAAAAGCTCGAAGAATGGGTTCTCGACTTGAAAGCTGAATTGGCGTCCGCCGAGAGCGAAGACTAATCCTCTCGCTCCTCCATCGCCATCACCGCCAGCGCGAGCGTAAACCAAGCTGCAAAGACAAGCGCAATGAACATCGTCACCCTCGACTTTGAAACGTACTTCGACGACGAGTACACGTTGAAGAAGCTCACGACTGAAGAATATATCAGAGATCCGAGGTTCGGGGCGTTGGGTTGTGGATTCAGGTTTAGCGACGGGCAAACATACTTTTGCCCCGCCGAGAACCTTGCTGCGTGGATGAATGGGATGCGTTTGGCTTGTGAGCGCCAGCCTATCACAATTCTCTGCCACCACGCTCACTTCGACGGACTGATTCTCTCTCACCACTTCGAAGTCAAACCCCATGTCTGGCTCGATACGCTCAGCATGGCTCGTTTGCTGGTGGGCAACCACTTATCTGTGAGCCTTGAGTCGCTCGCGCGTCACTTCAACCTCGCTGCAAAGAATGTCCCTTATGACCTGTTCAAAGGCAAGCATTGGCACGAGCTGACGCCACAAGTTCAAAAGCAGGTGGCAGATGGGTGCTTATGGGACGTGGAGCTGACCTGGCAGCTATTTAACATCCTGGCCAAAGATTTTCCTCCTGAAGAATTTGCCATCGTGGACGAGACGGTGAGAATGTTCACCGAACCCGTGTTGCGCGGAGACATCAACCTCTTAGCCCAAGTGTGGACAGATGAAGCCAACAAAAAACGTGACCTACTTGACCAACTCGGGGTCACCAGTGACGATTTACAATCTGCTAACCGCTTTTGCCGACTGCTTGAAGCGGAAGGCGTCGAAGTCCCCACCAAGGACGGCAAGAATGGGCCGATCCCGGCGATCGCGAAGACCGATCAGTTCATGAAGGACTTGCTGGAGGAAACCGATGACAGAATCAGAACACTTGCTGAAGCCCGTCTTGGAGTGCGGAGCACGGCAGACCAAGCCCGCGCGGAACGACTAGGCTTTGCTGCCACACGCGGAGCGTTGCCCGTCTATCTTTCCTACTGCGGCGCCCACACAACCAGGTGGTCGGGGGGTGACAAAAATAATTTTCAAAACTTCAAACGTGGTGGTTTGATTCGCAAAGCATTGCAAGCTCCTGAAGGGCATGTGCTTCTAAAAGCGGACGCGAGTCAGCAAGAGTGTAGGTTCCTTAACTTTGTTGCCGGACAATGGGACGTCATCGAGCGGTTTAGGAACAAGGAAGACCCCTATGTCGGAAACGCCAGCAAGTTTTATGGAAGAACTATTACTAAGGCGGATACGGCAGAGCGTGGACTCGGCAAGCAAATTGAGCTTTCTTGCGGTTTCATGTGCGGAGCCGAGACCATTGTACGCACAGCGGCAAGAGGCACTTATGGACCTGCTCTTAAACTTACACTTGCGGAGGGTCTTCAGGCGCGCGACGTGTATCGCGACACCCACCCCGCGGTAGTTCAGTTGTGGAAAGATGCTGGCCGGATGATTGCCCGCATTGCCGGCGGCGAGAAGGTGCAGTGGGGGCCGGTGCAAGTCAGGACCGGCGCCGTCATCCTCCCCAACGGTTGCCCCATGCTCTATCCCGACCTGGAATACCATCGCGAACAGGAGACGGGCGAGGAGTTCTGGCGTTACAGGTCACGCAAGGGCTGGGTGAAACTCTACGGTGCCAAGCTGGTAGAGAACGTGATTCAGGGCATCGCGCGAGTAGATATGTCGCAGACCATGCTGCGTCTGCGCGTGCTCGGTTACCGGATCGTGCTGACGGAACATGACTCGCTGACAATCGTGGTCAAGAACGATTCAGCACTTGACACTCATGTTGCAACGGTTACAAATGAGATGCGCCGTTCGCCCGAGTGGATGAAGGATATACCACTCGACTGTGAGGTGACGGTTGGAGAACGGTACTCATGAAGCCAAATCTATACGTCACGATGAGCAAAGAAGGGCTTTACACGGTTCGGTTAGAAATAGAGACCGGATCCGAAGACCAAGCACTGCGGGTGCTTGGTAGTTTTACTTCGCTGCTTCTCGTAGAAAGGGAACAGAATGCCAAAGGACGTGAAAGGCGTGGTGAAAGAGTTCAAGGCGGGTAAGCTTCACAGCGGATCGAAGACTGGTCCTGTGGTGAAGAACCCCAAGCAAGCCGTCGCCATCGGTTTGAGCGAGCAACGAAAGGCGGGCAAGCCCACACCGCCGAAGCCTGCGGCAAAGAAACCGGCCAAGCCTGTCTCGCTCGAAAAGCGGTTGAAGAACGTACCTGTCTGAAGCTAGGCCCCAGCGGGCAGTTCCGGTCGGGTGTTAGCCGAGCTCGACTTATCGAAAGGTGTCCTGCGGTTCGCTGGTGCGCCTGCTAGGCATAGCCGTTCAAGGACACCACCTCGGCGTTTCAACAACAAAACAGCCAAATGTCCTCCATCACCCTCATGTACTCATGGGTAGCTGCCGGGAGCATAGCCGCCTACTTATCGGTGCTGTGGGTCATCGACGGCGGGAGGGGGCACCTGTGAGCAGCATATCGCGGGAGTGGGTCTCTCAAATCGAGACAGCTGTCATGCTGTTGGCCATTATCGTTTTTGCCATCTCCGCGGTAGGTGCAACTTTAGGGCTTTGGTCATGACCGACCCGATCATATCGCGGGAGCAGGTGGAGGCGGCTAATAGACTGCACTATCAGATTTCGTCATGGCTGAGAGATCACGCCAATGCCGATGAAGGGCAGGTGTTTGATCTCTACCCTGACCAACAGCCGTTAGTTTTGATTGCGCTGGCTGCCCTCGCCTCCGGCCCCGCTCAAGACGCGCAAGTAGAGCCTCAATTACCCGGTTGCAGCCGATGCGGACAATTCAGCAATGGCTTACCGCTGTGTCGCGCTTGCCTCGCTGTCGATGCACTCGCGAAGATCGAACGAATAACCTGGCAGGAGGGCGATCATCCGGCGAAGCAGCTTATCGCCTGCCGCAAAGTCGCTTCATCCATTCTTGCAGGCGAGACGCTTGGGCCGTCCACGCTCGCGGCCAACTGTATTCCTAGCGTCTCCGAAAGTCGCCGTGGCGAGCCTGCACCATCCATGCTTGTGGCCGATCGTGCTGCTGGCGTTATTGTGAATAAAGGTTACGCCAAGCCTGCACCAGCGAGTGCGGAGCGCCGCCAAGGCCATTCGAGGCTTGTCTATGACAAAGAGAAGCGCACCATCGTCACCGTCGATCCGCATCCCCCCGCCTCCCCGCTGGGGCAGGAGTGGCGGCGGGCGCAACCGGAACAGATAGCAAAGTTCGTCGCGGTGTTTGAAGCGCTTTCCGCCTATGAAGCGGAGCAGGAGTTCATCCGAGGGCACGGACTGTTTTCGAAGGAAGATTGCCCAATGCCGGAAGTCGTGACCGTGCTGGCGTGGTTGCGCTCCTTGACTTCTGCACAGGGTCACAGGGGCAGCAAATGAGCATCAATAAGCAGATCAGCGCCGCAGAGGCGGCTAGGCAAGAGGCGGCAGAGGCGTTGTCTGTTGCGGAAAAGAAACTGGCCGACCTTTACGTGCTCCGCAGCATGGAAAAATACGGGATCAAACCCGGCATGCGCGTGCGCAATCAAAATAAGGAATTTGTTGTTGATGAAATCCGTCCCAAGTCGTGGGACTGCAAGCCTTGGCTCTATGGGCGACAAATCCTGAAAGACGGCAAAGTCGGTGATGCCCGTCGCAACATCTATGGCGAATGGGAAATCATTGATGACGGCACCTTAAAGACCGCACAGGACACAAAGCTGTGAAATTACCGCCCGTCACCTACACGTTCCATCGCAACTATGAGAACTGTCCCCGAAAGGCGTTCCACGTCAACATCGCCAAGGATCTGCCGAAGGAAGACAGCGAGCAGTTGCGCTGGGGCAACCAGGTTCACAAAGCTATGGAACAGCGCATCAACAACGGCACGCCGCTCCCTGAGAGCATGGCCAAGTACGAGCCGCTGGTTCACTTTGGCAACTACAACGTCAAGGCTGAAGTGAAGCTTGGCATCCGCGAGAACGGCTTGCCATGCGGCATGTGGGGCAGCGACGTGTGGGGTCGCGGCGTGATCGACGTTCTTGTGGCCGAGAAGCCCATGCTCAACACGGCGTTCATCCTCGACTGGAAGACGGGCAAGCGGCGTGAGGAGCCCAAGGAGCTGGAGTTCCACGCCGTCCTGTTGCGCGCTACGCGCCCTAAGCTGGAGAAGATCACTGGCGCCTACGCTTGGCTGCAAGAGATGAAGCTGGGCCAGTCGCACGACTTGTCCGACACTGATGCCACGCTGGAGCGAGAGCGCGCAACGAGGCGCGAGATCGAGCACGCATTCAAGTTGGGCTCGGATGCTTTTCCGCCGCGGCAGAATCCTTTATGCGGTTACTGTCCGGTCAAGAGCTGCGAGTTTAACAGGAGCCAGTGATGCTGATCGCCCGCTTCTTCACGATTGATGGCGACCGCTTTGATTTCCCGCTCGCCGAGGGCAACACGTTGCCGCAACTGATGCAGACCGTTTATATGGACGGCTATATCAGCCACGCGCACTTCTTCATCCCCTACGGCGCCATTAAGCAGGTGGTTGCCTACGAAGCTGCGGTCGCGCCGGGAGGACCAAATCTGAAGGTTGTTCCATTCACATCACCCGAGAAGCCCGCTTCTTAGCGGTTTCGAAAGGCGGCAGTTATGAAGGGCCTCGAAAAACAAGTAAAAAAAGAATGCCGCGCTTGGCTGCGCTCGATCGGTGCCTATGTCTACTCACCCGTGCCTGTCGGCTACGGCGCTCCCACGCTCGACGATCTTGTCTGCTTGCGTGGTCGATTCATTGGCATCGAGTACAAAGCACCTGGCAAGATGCCGACCGCACGTCAATCCGCTACCATGACCGAGATCCACAAAGCTGGTGGCATCGCGTTCGCCACTGACAGTCTGAAGCGGTGTCAGACCTACATCGGAGATCACCTCCTTGGCCAATACACCCCAGCAGATTAAGCCGTGCCCGTGCTGCGGGCATCCGATGGCCGACGAGCTTGACATTGCGCTAACTCCACTACAGCGCGTCGTGTTTGACAAGGTGCGCGCGGCTGGAACAGCTGGCATCCATGAGGAACGTGTGCATGTGGCACTGTACGGGAATAGGCCTGATGGCGGCCCGGAGTCGCGCGTAATTAGTATCCATGTTCACAACCTCAATGCGCGGATCCGCCGCTACAATTTGCGGATCAAAGCCAAGCACTACGTCTACAGGCTAGAGAATGTGGCTTGACCGGCAACGCAACGTCGTCGTGTACGACACGCCCGAGTTCGCCAAGATCACGGCGAGCGTGCCGGGTGCTGTCCGCTTGCACAACGGTTACGTCGCTGCGCCGGCTACGCTCTATAATCTGCAACTGTTGCGCTGGCTTGGGTTCAAGGTGCCGGCGCCCATGGACGAGGCAGGATATGACTGGCCCGGTAAATTCACCCCTTTTCAAGCGCAGCGTGTCACTTCCAATTTCCTCACTGTGCATCCTCGTGCTTTTGTTCTGTCCGACATGGGAACAGGCAAAACCCTGGCTGCTTTGTGGGCTGCTGACTTTATTATGCGCAGTTTGGGGACTGGCCTACGCTGTCTTATCGTTGCTCCCCTAAGCACCCTCCAACGAGTGTGGTCCGATGCCATTTTTCAGAATTTCCTCGGAAGACGTACTTGCCGAGTCCTGCATGGAGATGCTGCGAAGCGCAGACAACTGCTTTCGCAACCCGCAGATTTCTACATTGTCAATTTCGATGGAGTTGGAGTGCTCGCAAAAGAGCTTGCTGACCGTGCCGATATTCGGATGGTTATTTGCGACGAAGCTTCAGCATACCGAGATTTCAGAACTAAGCGTCACCGCCTCGCGCGTCAGCTTTTTGCTAAGAAGGATTACCTCTGGCTGATGACCGGCACACCGACGCCGAACGGCCCGACCGACGCCTACGGCTTGGCCAAGCTGGTCAACAACGCCTTCGGCGAGACGTTCACCAGCTACCAGGCGCGGGTTATGACCAAGGTGTCGGTGTTTAAATGGGTGCCGAGGAACGGATCGCATGAGACAGCACATCGTCTTTTACAGCCTAGCATTCGGTTTGCTATTTCTGACTGCATTGATCTTCCCCCTTGCACTACTCAAGCTCGTGACGTCGAGTTGTCCATAGAGCAGGCCAAAGCCTACAAGGCGATGAAGGCGCACTGCGTCGCGCTCGTCGCCAAGGGGCAGATCACAGCGGTCAACGAGGCAGCGGTCAGGACAAAGCTGATTCAGATTGCCTGCGGGGCAGTGTACGACTCGGCCCACGACATTCACTTGGTCGACGCTTCTCCCAAGCTCAAGGCACTGCGGGAAGTGATGCAGGAGTGCAACGAGAAAATAATTGTGTTCGCACCATTGACATCTGTGATCCAACTACTTTACAAGGAGTTGAAGGAATACACTAGAGCGGTCATCAATGGGCAGGTTGGGCATCGCGAGCGGTCTGAAACCTTCCGTGCGTTCCAGGACGGTAACGCTGCGCTCCGTGTGCTTATTGCGGACCCGGCGACTATGGCTCACGGGCTCACACTCACTGCGGCGACAACTGTTGTGTGGTATGCGCCCATTGGTAGGACCGAGCTATACCTGCAAGCCAACAAGCGAATTGATCGACCAGGTCAGACGAAAGCTACTACGATTGTCCAACTTGCCGCGACGCCCGTGGAGCGAGAGATATATCGGCGCTTGGAAGCCAACGAAAATCTCCAGGGACTGACGCTGAAGTTGGCGAGAGGTGAATTGTGAGCGACGAACCGTGCCCCGAGAAGAAAGGCCACTGTTGCGAAGGCTGCGCGTTCTTTTGTGGCGCCATCTTGGTTGCATTCGTGCTAGGAATTATTGGTTTTATCACTGTCGACGCTTGGCAAAAGTGGGGGATTCGCAACGGTTTGGCCGCTTACAACCCAACGACCGGCTACCTCGAATGGAAAGATAAAAAATAATGCCAACGACCGCTGACTACATCGGCCAGTACATCAAGCTGCGCAACACGGTTGCGGTGCTCACGGCCGAGCACGAGGAGCGAGTCAGGCCGTACACCGAGGCTATGCAGGCTTTGGAAGGTATGGTGACCGAGGAGATCAACCGCCTCGGTGGCGAGAGCATCAAGACGGAACAGGGTACTGCGTATCGGACAACCGTTCTCGCTACCAAGGTGGCTGACCGCGAGCTGTTCATGGACTTCGTCTTTGACGGGCGCCGCGAAGGGTTCCTGACGTCGGCCGTCGCCAAGGACGCCGTCAAGGAGTACATGGACGACCACGCGGGCGCAGTGCCGCCCGGCATCGACGTGACCCTCATTCACAAGACTAACTTCAGGAAAGCGTGATGCTCTTTGCGCAGATCACGATGGTGTATATCACAGCACTGGGGACCATCTTGGTTATATGGCTCGCTGTAAAAAAGGAACCTTGGCTGTGGGTTCTTGTCCCTCCATGTTGCGGAGTCACCGCTATGTGGATTTCAACTTTTTTCTGGAGGTAAAATGAACCAGCAACTTCCTTCCTTCGCTTCGCTTCGCCCCACCTCGCTCGTTGCCGATGCCATCGGCGGCGTGGGCGGCCAGCGTCCGCCGCACATCAGCATCGACAGCAACCGCTTCTCGTTGGTCGACGGCACGGGCAACGTGCGCGAGCTTCCGCCCATCGTCAACGGGCAGACTGCCGTCGTCGGCATCGACGTGGTGTTCATCGACGCCAACCCGGTGCCGAGCAAGATCTACTGGGATCCGACCAAGCCCTACAGCCCCAACTCGTCCGACCCGCCGTGGTGCTTCTCGGACAACGGACAGGCGCCGTCCACGATGGCGATCAAGCCGCAGAACAGCGTTTGCGTTAGCTGTCCCAACAACGTCATCGGCTCGGCAGTCAGCAAGTTCTCGGGTGCCAACATCAAGGCGTGTCAGGACTTTAAGAAGCTTGCCGCCATCCTGCCCGGCGATCCCGACCGGATGGTCTTCCTGATGCAGATCAAGCCCGGCAGCTTCAAGAACTGGTCCGCATACCTCGGCTGGCTCAAGACGCAGAAAATGCAGAACGGCGCGGCGCCAGACCTGTGCGACGTGGTGACGCGCGTGAGCTTCGAGTCTCAGGGCGTCCTCAAGTTTGAGCCGGTCGCCCTGGTCGATCAGGCTGGTCCGGTCGGCCAACAGATGGTCGAGGCGTGGTCGAAGAACGTGACCGGCACCTTGGTCGGCAAGGACGACAAGCCCATCCAGGGCATGATTGGTCAGCAGAGGCCGCAGGGCGCGCTGCCGCCGCCTCCCCAGCCGCAAGTAGTTGGCCCTGTGCCACCCACGCCGCCTGTATGGCCGCAGCAGCCAGCGAATGTGACTACCACGATGCAGTCCGAGCCAACCAAGCGCCATCGTGGTCGTCCTGCGGCCGAGCCCGCGCAGCCGGCACCGACGCAAGCGCCGTTCATCACCGGCACGCAGCAGGTGCCCGCGCAGGGTGCTCCGCTCGCCGATAACGCCATGGAAATCCCGGACTTTCTGCGTCGCGACAAGCCGGCGGCACTTCCCGCACAGTCACAGACGATCATGCAGAACACGCCGGAACCGAGCCCCGACCTGGCGGCGAAGCTCGCCCAGGCGTTCAATCTACCCACGAGGTAAGGTATGGCGGAGTTCACTAGACGCTTGCGGTGGTGTCTCAAGCAAGGCGACCTGACCATCGGCGACCTGCACCACTGGTTCAAACGGCCACGGGCGACCGTGCGGCGTTGGGTGATCGACGCCTGCGTGCCGCGCGGCCCGACCGGAAATCATGCCTCCTTGCTCTTGGACTTGTTGGAGAGCAGGATCAAGAGTGGACGGGGCTTCCCCATTCCTCCCGAGCTGCACGCCCAGCAACGCCCAGGCTATATCCATGAGCAGCGCATTAGCCTTCCTAAAACATATTCTGCCCGCGGAAGGCTATAAATGCGCGACGGTTATTACAGAGACGAAGAAGTACAATCGGTTCTTCACGAGTTGCGAAGAACTGGCGCACTTTATTTCGACCGAGGACGCGCTTGGCCGCACTGTCTACCACGCCTGTGCGAGCTTCAAGACCAACGAGAGCAGGAAGGCCAGCAATGTCCTGTGCGCGAAAACGCTTTGGCTTGACGTCGATGCAGGAGAAGGCAAGCCCTACGCCGATGCCTGTGCTGCGTACCAAGCCGTCAATTCGTTCCGGCGAAGACTGGCGCTTCCAGCCCCGACCTATATTAGCTCAGGTTACGGTCTCCATGTGTATCTACCGCTGGACGAAGCAGTGGACTTGGACACGTGGAAAATTCTGGCTGCAAAACTCAAACAGCTTTGTCATCAGGAACGTTTGGAGGTTGACGAGCATCGAACTTGTGATGCGTCGTCAATACTTCGTACTCCCGGCACCAGGAACCGAAAGCACGGCGGAGCCGAGATAGTCACGGTCGGAGAGCTGACCGGGCCGTACCGGCTGGATGAATTGGGAGCGTTGAATGTTGGACTGTCCATACTGCGGCGCGAAGAAGTGGCAAGTCCATCACCACGCTTGTCCGACGTTGCGCGGCCCGCGTCACTGTGTCGAATCTCCGAAGCAGCCGGAAATCTCTACACCGATGAACCAGTCAATGTCCACGCGATTGCAGATGGATGTGCTCAACTTGGCGAGTTGCGCGGACGACTTGGAAAAATTCCTGAACCAAATTGGTATGCGTGTCTCGGAGTCCTTGCGGAAGCTGGAGCAGATGCAATCGCTCATGAATGGTCTTCTGGCCATCCTACCTACTCTCGACATGAAACTCAAAACCGCCTTGGCCGCGCCCGAGAGTTCGGACCAACCACCTGCGCCAAATTCGAGTCGGTCAACGCCAAAGGCTGCGAAGGTTGCCCGCACAAAGGAAAAATCACGTCGCCAATTCAACTCGGACGAGGACGCTTGGGATGCGTGGCTCCTCCAACACCCCAACAGCTACATGAGTTTTGTGGATTTCCAACAGCGCCGCAAGACTTCATCCTCGACCAAACCGGCCTCTGGCACCTCTCGGAGCGCGACGACAAGAACAAAATCCGCATCCTCGTCTCGTCGGCGCCGATCTACCTCGAAAGCATCCAGACCGGCGAAATAACCGCAGAAAGTTTCAGCCTGTGCTTCAAGCTGCACCTGCCCAACGAACCAGTGAAGGACTTGACCGTTCCGGCCAAGACGTTCTTCTCGTCGCACGGCATGAGCGAACTACATGGCCGAGGGGCCGTGATCCACGAGCCGGATGTTTTCCGCAAGTACGTGCGTGAAGCCATGGACGCCTGGCACACTGATAACAAGCTGGAGATGCGTTACGACCAGTTCGGCTGGAAACACGACGACAATGCGTTCCTGTGTGGACAGCGGCTTTACACGGCGCGAAACATCGAACCAACCGTCGGCAGCGACGAGATCAAAACGAGGAGTCAGTATCTTGGACCAACAAGAACCGGATCAATCTCAGCTTGGTCAAACGCAGCTAACAGCCTCTTTGCTGTCGGATGTGAACCTCAATCTTTTGCTCTCCTTAGCTCATTTGCCGCGCCACTCATGCGATTCCACTCTACGGGCGAAGGGGGAGCTATTGTCAGCCTTGTGTCGGATCAATCCGGCTCGGGGAAAACCACCGCTCTCGAAGCCGTTGCAAGCGTATGGGGTCGTCTCAAAGGTGTCCAGCTCACCGACGACGACACCAAAGTCAGCAAAGGACTGACGCTCGGCGTGCTGGGCAATCTGCCGTGTGTCTACGACGAGCTGTACGACCGCGACCCCGAGGTGATCCGCAAGTTCGTCCTGATGTTCACCAACGGGCGCGACAAGATGCGCGGCACCGTGGACGGCCAACTTCGGCACTCCAAAGCCGAATGGCAGACCCTTCTCGTGCTTGCCTCCAACAAGTCTATCGTCGACATGCTGTCCACCATGGACGGAACCGACGCGCCAGCTTTCCGCCTGCTGGAGTTCATCACCGAGTTCCCCACTTCACTTGAAAAGCGCGGTGACGAGCTTAAGCGCATTCTCGCGGCCAACTCGGGCTTCGCCGGCGACGCCTACCTGCGCGCCTTGCTGCAACCGGAAACCTTGAGCTATGTCAAGACAGCCCTTCCTGAATGGACAGATAAAATCTGGCAGCGATCGGGACTGCGCAACGAGCATCGTTTTTGGGTTAGGACTCTTGCTAGTGTCGTGGCTGCTGGCGTACTTGTTCGTCATGTTGGTATATTGGATTTTTCCATTCAGCGCATCCTTGATTGGGCCATATCCGAATGTCAAGCGCGGGCCGATGACGCCACTGTCACAGGAAAGCGTGACGCCCAGTCTGCCCTCGCCGACTTCTTTCACACCCACATCAACGATACTCTGGTGGTACAGGACGAGTGGAAACCTCATACAGCTATTAGACCTCTCGTTACCCCTAAACGAGACCTTCATGTCCGGTTCGAGCTTAATCCTCAGCGCGCATTTATCACCGAAACTGTGCTTCGAAAGTGGCTCGTCACTAAGGGAGTGAATCGCGCTGCGTTCATGAAGGAACTCAAAGCCCGCGATATTCTCTTACACGACAAGAAGCGTGTGACGCTCGGCGCTGGCACCGACTTCGCTTCCGGTCAGGTCACAGTGCTGGAGATCAACATGAAACATCCAGCAGTGAGCGGTGTAGTGGCAAGTGTTACCGAGATGGTGCAGAAGCCGGCTGCGCCGTTGCGAGCGAAACGGCTCAAATCTTGACAACGGCTTAAGGCTACGGAGGCGAAGAAAATGTCTGATTTGCCGGTCCTAGAGAAGCGAATGCAGGAAGCCAGCCGAGCCTTCTATGCTGCGAAATCGGCTCAGCAAGAAAAGGAAAACTCTCGCCTTATTGGCTCGTGTTTCAAATATCGGAACAACTATTCATGCCCGGAAAAGCCGAGCGACTATTGGTGGATGTACACTCAGGTTTTGAAGGCGGACGGCGGCAGTCTCGTTTGTTGGGAGTTTCAGCGAGATAAGAACGGGAAAATCGAGATCGATTTTCAGCGATTTTACTATCCGCACTTGCTCGAAGGACATATCAAAATCACGAGGAAAGAATTTGCTAAAGCGTGGCGTGGCCTCCAAAAGCGAATCGCGGCGCTCAAAGTCGGATGAGCATCTTAAGCATCGGTTAAGCACGCAGGAGACGGAAATGATCTGGCTTTTGACAATCCCAGCGATTGTGTATTTTACCTTTAGCGAACTAATTGCAGCGTGCTTTCCTGATTATGCTTGTCACGGAACAACGCGCGGATTCCTTGGTTGGTGCTTTCTCGTTTTCGTTGGTTGCTTTATCAGTGCCTTGATTTCGGCAGTCCCAATCCTCATTGGCGGTGCCATCGGCGCAATCCCCGAACGGCGCGGCTACAAAGATAGCGAGTTTCCGCTTGTGGCGCTTCGCGAACGAGATGGCGTAGCGGGTCATTTCTTCCTTGGCACCGGCTTTATCGGAAGCGAACAATATTATTTTTGGTATAGGAAAAATGATGACGGAGCTATCTCAGGCGGAAAAACATATCGTGAGCCAGGAGTGACCATCTATGAGGATGACAGCAACCCGAGGATGACCACTTACACGACCAAATACGTCTCAGATTTTGCCCGCCAATATTTGTGGCTTATCGGCATCGATATGCGAGGCGGGACTGATTGGTGTCCCACTTTTCACATTCCAAAAGGGTCGGTGAAAGAAGGCTATTCGCTGTAACAACGACGCCTAACGTCAGTACAACGCTTCGAGGACGACATGACCGCCGAAGAAATGAGGGAGCAGGCCGCCAAGGTTGCCGACGATCTGGAACGCCGCTGGCGCGCATCGGCTCGCAGGCAACAGGCGCTCTATGACGCGGCATGGATCGGCGGCGGGGACAACCGCCGCACGGCAGCAGAGTTGAACGCAGCGGCCGATGGCGTTGCGGCAATCGCGAGAGTTATCCGCAGTTTGGAGGCTTAAGGGGCCGATAGCATGCGATGGGATGAGTGGCGAGGATCAATAGACGGGCGCCCAACATTGTGGGTGCGGCACCTGCTTTGCGGTCGCGGTTTCCATATCGACATTCACAAGATGATCGCCTCTGACGACCCGGAATGTTTCCACACGCATCCGGCCTACGCTATTCGCGTGATCCTGTGGGGCGGCTACGTCGAGGAACTATACGGCGGCTGCCGGTGGCGCACCTGGTTGCCCGGCATGATCGGCCTTGTGACGCCCGCATGTTGTCATCGCATCGGGGGCCTTCGAAACGGCCATGTGTCGTACTCACTTTGGATCAGGTTCCGCAAAGTCGCCAAGGTGGAGTTACGCGGCGCCGGTTGGGATCGGCAGGATCAAATCTATCGCGCGCCGAATACCGTGCGCGCTTAATGCGTCGTCTGGAGGAACTATGAGACTGGACAGATCAAAATTCGTGCGCTGGCTAAGGGCAAAACCGCCGGCAACAATCGTCGGTGCAAATCGCGACTGTCATGCCTGCCCTATCGCCTTGTTCTGTGAGGAAGCGAGCGGCGGCTGTGAGGTTGTGATCTTTGATGACGGCGACCGCTACATCATCGATCGCGGGTACGACAAGCGGCGTCTGCCAGCGTGGGCAGAGAGCTTTGTCTGCGAGGTCGATGGCGAGAATGACGGGCGCATCTCCGCTGGCCGCGCCCTCGAAATTCTCGGCGCTTGAGCGTCAGATAGCATCATGCCGCGGATCGAAACGAGAGATATGCACACCGCTGGACTGCGCTACGTGCGCAGCGACGGCGCTGTTGTGAAATATTTCGGCGGCCCGCGCAAAATGGACTGGATTGCGTTTGAGCCAAACCCGTCCGAAGAATATTTGGCGAGGACGAACGGCCGACTCACTTGGCCACGCCGATGGGCATCTGCCGAAGCGGCAATGCGCGCGGTTGATCGGGAATACCCCGAGCAGCACTCAGATCAGTAGATAGGCAGCATCAAGGAATAACAAAATGGGAAGATCAAAGGGTTCGTATAATATCCTAATCCCTGATGCGCTCTTTGCTGCTGTTCGCGATGGCGACATGAGCCAAGTGGAAGCTGCACGCCGTGCAGGTTGTTCCCAGGAACTTTTCCACTACCGTTATAAGTCGTTTCGTTCTCAACAAATATCTCAGCGAACGACCAAAGCCCTCGCGGCATGTGCTGCCTACTTACGTGGGTGCCGCTCCGTGGGCTTTCAATGTGAGGCGATTCGCGATCTACGAGCGCTTTGGTGGGAATGGCACGACGAAGGCGGGAACCTTCTTTCTTCACCGCGAAGATATTGGCGGTAGGCCACGGGAAACAAATGAAGCAACGGGATCGCGAGAACATCAATCCGACGCCTGCTGCCGTTGTCGCAATGTATTTGTGGTGCGATGACTACGCTGCTCAATCCGGCGGCAGCATGGATTTCTGGAAAAAACTTCCGGACTGGAAACAGAAACTTTGTGAGGACGCCGTGAAAGATATTTTGAGGGCTCACGCAAACCAGACATCACATTAGGTAACCGATGAACCTGAAAATTGGACGAAAGCTGTTTCAGATTGTTTGGTGGGGGTGGCAACGCCCGTGCGGTTATTGGCGATGGCCTCCGCTGGAAACTCGTGAGATCATGGAAGTGAGAATGCCTGGGAAGGGCATGTCTTTCGGATTCCACGGACTGCACTTCGGCCCGATTGAGTTTCGATATCACCCGAACCATACCGGCAGGTAGGAGATCAAAGATGGACCGGCGAGAGTTCGTTCTAGGAATCGGCTCAACAATTCCGACCACAATGGGGCCGCCCATAACATTGCCCCCCGCCTCTCCGATACCGTGGAGGTGGAGCTCTCAGTCAGTGACGGGGTTTGGAAGACATGGGCGAGGCGGAATTTCAATTGCTGACGCAAATGGTCAGCACGTTGGTATTTTCCAGTATGAGGGAGATGGACTCCAAGCGTTCGCAAATGTCCAGCGCATTCTTGATGCCGTGAACGGTAAGCGCGCTTCATAAGCGATTAAGGTGACACATGAGCATTTATCTGCCCGATATCGAAGATACTCACGGGATGCTGTACGCAGCTCATGCCGCATTGCGTGATGCTGGCGACAAGATTCATGCGGTAATCGTCGCCCTGCACAACGCCGGGCGATACGCCGATGGACGCAAAGAGGCAGCGGAGGTACTTCCGTCTTTGGAACGCGCTCGCGAATTGATCGACGATGCCATGACGGCTGCTGGCAACGGTCGCTCAAAACTTATTCACAAAACTGGCTGCAATGGGTCATGCAGCGGCGTCTAGTGGGCAATTAAGGAGCGAGACATGAGGCCCTTCTTTGTATTTGTCGCCGTTGTTTGCGCTCTAGGGTTTCTTAACCCACATTCCCCTTATGTGGAAGGCATATCTTCATGGGTGAAGTTAGCGCAATTTTTAACGGCTGCGTTTTCTGCAGCGGCTGCATCCAAATAGATGATTCAACCTCCAACGACCTTCATCTCCTCGCGCGCAATCAGCTCCAGCAACTTCGGCAGCATGTCCACCTGCCGCCGACGCAAGCGCGTGTCGTCCACTTTAGTCTGCGTTGAGAACACCGTCTGAATAAGACTGGCCTTGGTGTTCACAATTTTAGGATCCAGTAAATCCCACGGTGTCTCGATCAGTGTGCGTGCCTCGCGCAGCGAAATGTCCACGAGCTCGTCAAGCTGGCCGGTCGCGTCGAGAGAGCCGATCGGGCGAAGCTCGTCGGGCTCAGTATAAACCGGAACGCGGACAGGCAGCTGCACGTCATCGAGGTTGTCGAGCGACACCTTCGTTGTTCTAGGAACAACAACGTCAGCTGCGTCTATTAACTTCACTGCGGGCCTCCGTAGCGGTTCTGCTCGGCCTGGTCATGCCCGAGCTTGCCACCACGCCCTCGTCTACCAAACCAGCGCCGCTCTGCCAACGCGCGCATCATGCCCTCATGCCCCTCCGGGTCGACCAGCTGCCGCGGGGCGGTACGCATCCCAATGGCCTTCTCGACCGCTGAGATGTTGGAACCTTCCTCGCGGCCTTTACCCGTGTTCTGCACCGTGATCGGCGTCATCTCTTTCAGGACCAGATCAAAATACTCTTGCAGGTAGTCCGGCGCCTTCTTCATGA